TGCAAGTATCCTGTATTATACCTCCAGCTTCGTTCCTTTGCAAGGAGTTTTTAGGAGCAACAGATTAATGGACTCGCTAGATTCTGAACATGTGTGTGCATGTCCTCAAAGCGGATCGAGCCTCCCCGATCAAACAGTGTCCGTATATTGCCTATAAATTTTTGAGTTGTTCTTGTAAAATTTTAGAACTGCCTACCCTTACGTTGATAATACCGTTGTAATATTCATCAGTTTCAAGTACTCTGCGGTCAAACTGCTCCTTTGCCTCTAAATAACTCATAGCACCTCTGCTTTTGCATAGGTAGAGTATCTCTCTGGTAAAGTTTTCTGGTCCTAGTTTTTCCACATCAGCGAGTAAATGATCTGAGGAACCCCAGTAATCTCGCCAATCGCTCTCAACTTTGCTTCGCCTTTTATTGACTTTGCCTTTTAAGGGTGGTCTGGTCTTCTTAAATTTGGCTAACTTTTTGCCTATATATTTTTTGTCATTGGTCTTATTAGTAATTAGATATACAAAGCCTTCTATATCAGTGGGTAATTCTGTAATTTCTTTTCCTTGATAAGTCCATAGCATATGGATACTTACCTAGCCTATTGTTCAGTGGTGTCAGATTTGGAATTGTGCTTATCGTGTATCTCATCCATGCGATCTTTTGCTAGTCTACGTATTTCACGAAGCCATTTTCTGCTTTCTCGATGTGTTCGCACGGAGTTTCTTGCCTCAAAGTTTTCGTTAGCCTTGAAGTATGCCATATATGCCTTGGTTAATTTATCATGTGTATCATCCATTTTGAGCTATTCCTATGATACGTTGTATCAAGCTGGCAAATCCAACCTGTCTCTGCATGGTTAATAATTCTTTTATACCTAATCCGCGGAAACTTTCAAGTGTTAAATTTGCTATTTCGCTTTTTTGTTCTCCATTTACAATATCTACAATTACTTTTGCTGTGCCTTTGGTCATGTATGATTCAGCATCATGCTGATATGTCATGGTCCCGTCATCATTTGCTTTACCTACTACCCAAAGACTACTTACACAACCTCTGATTTTATTTTCTTCTACTTTATGTTCGTTTGATAAAGGAGGCACTTCCTTGGCAAGATCAATTATATACTGTAATCTATCATGACCTTCTAAAGGAGACATTTCCTCGCCTCGTGATTTTATCTTATCTATTATCATTCATTATGTATTTCTACATCATTTTCATATGATGTGAATCCGTTTTCCTTAATTACTTTCAATACGTGTGTAACTCTACCAACAAGCTCATCTTTGTGCGATATCAAATATACATTTTTGTTACGTTCACGCCCCATTTTCTTTAGTATTGCAAGAGAGTTTTCAACTCCTGAAGTATCCATACCCGAATCAACAAGCTCATCAATGAACAGCAGATTAATGTTTTGATACAAGCTCTCCCAGACATCTCTAAAAGCAAAACTCATACCAAGTATTAATCTGTTACGCTCACCTCTGGAAAGATTATCGAAATCAAGATCCTGACCTAGCTGTGTGATCTCAACACTCAAGTCGTTCATAAACACAACTTGATGTGGCAGTCCTAGTTTGTCAAGATAATGCGTGAGCCTGTTGTTCAGATATGCCAAGTTTTGATCAATAATCTTCTTACGTATAAAACTATCTTTGTTTGTTAGTAGTTTCAACAAGAACTCTTGATGTTCTTTAAGATCATTGAGTGCATTGACTGTAGTCCAGTCAATTTCTTGGATTCCTGTGTTCTTTAAATCGTCAATCTGTTCCTGATAAGGATCAGTTTCTTCTTTTGCGTTTGCAAAAGCAGTTTTTAATTGTTCAACATTTTGTTTATGATCGTAAACTTCTTTGATTGTTTCATAAAAAGTTTCTGGTCGTCCATTTATATCACCTATACTTGTAAGTTCCTTGTTTACGACATCAAGTTTATCGTTTATTTCTTTCTGATACGAAACAGCATCTTCAAGCTCTTTGGTCTTTTTGTTTTCAATTTCAGTTTTTTTATCTTCCTGTAGCTCTTGACCACAAGCATAACAAACAGCGTTGTCAAGTTCCTCTATGTCCTTTGTAACTTTTTCTACTGATTTGTCTGCTCTCATAAGTGCAGACTCCAAAGTAGATGTTTCTTTTTTCAAATTTGTAATTTTTGTATTAAGTTCTTCCCAGTTTTGCAACTGTTCGTGTTTTTCAATTTCTGCATCAACATCAAGATGCTCTAGTTCTGCAATTCCTTTTTGTAGTTTATCTATGTTTTTCTTTTTGTTTGTGTCCCATGCACTTTGTTTTAGTTTTAAACTATCAATAGTTTCTTTTATTCTTTCATTACTTTGTTGTTGTGCATTTAGCTTTGCATTTTCTTCTGTAATACTATCTCTTGTTTGTCTAATTTTTTCTTTTAACACTTCTGCTTTTTCAGAAAGAATAGTAATACCAAGAAGTTGTTCAATTATATCTTTTTGATCACCAACCTTCATGCTTAGGAAAGGTTCAGTATAGGTGTTTAGTGCAAGAATATGTTTGAACATATTATGGCTCATGCCTAATAATTCATTTATTGTTTCTTGTGTTTTACGACTATCACCTTGACTTTCATCTGTCAATTCTTGTTCTTGATCATTGATATAAAATTTTAGTGTGTTCGGACCACGTCCTCTTTCAACCTTATAATCAATACCATCTTTTTCAAACGTTAGTGTAACCAACATTCCTTTGTTGTTGGTTTTGTTTATTAAGTTATTTTTTTTGATATTTGTCAAAGCAACACCATATAGGCCATAACTTAATGCATTTACTATGGTTGTCTTACCAGTACCATTACGTGATCCCATATCGTCACCACCTTGGTCAAGATTTTCTCCAAGGACTAGTGTTAATTGTTGTTTGTCAAAGTCAACTGCTTGGGTTTGATTACCCACACTCATAAAATTCTTTACTGTTAAGCTCTTAATCTTTATCATAGTTCGTCATATATCCTTAACAGTATGTTCTTATCATAATTTTCTGTGTCAATTGCTGTGATCTCCTTGGTTACGATTTGATCAACAGTTTCAAACTGTGTTATATCAATGTCAGTATGTATTTCTTCATCTTGTTGGCTAGGAATAAGTGTTATTTCTCTACAATCATAATCATTAACAAAAGTTTCTTTGATAAAACTTGCTTCTTCATAAGATATAGGCAAGTCAAGTGTAACTCGCAAATACATTTTACTTTTTAAAAGTTTTTCTTTGTCTTCAAGAAGTTGCGAGAGTTTTAAAGTTCTATATTTAGGACAATTATCCCAATCAATATACTCAGGTTCTTTATTATTTTCTTTATCAAGGATCATCATACCACGTTTATCGTCCCATGCATCTGCATAGTTGTGTGGAAATGCGTTACCCATATAATGGATTTTTCCTTGAACTTGTCTTTTATGAAAATGTCCTGAAAAGACATATTCTTGATGTTTAAAATGTTCAGCCTTCAGTTCACCAGTATCTGGCATTTGCACCATTGCATTCATGTAAAAGTTTGGCAATTCAAAATGTCCAAACATATACTTGGCTTTTATTTTAGAAATGTTTTTCCATTCGTCACCTACTAACCAAGGAACTAGAGCAACATCATCTTCTTCTAATATTTCGTCAACGTAGGTAATACCAGGAATATGTTTTCCAAACTCTAGTGAATAGATATCACGTTTATCTTTGTAATACAAGTCGTGATTACCTGCAAAAAAATAAAACTTGTCAAATGCCTTGCCAAGTTTTTCTAAACATCTTGTTGTGCTATCAAGAGTTTGAACATTAATAGTATTTCTGTTATGATGCCAATCTCCACAGAATATTCCTGTTTCACAACCATTGTCTTTAGCTTTATCAATAAACCAATCTACAAATTCTTCACAATCCTGAAGATGTACTTTACTATTAGACTTTAATCCTAAATGGATGTCCGTAAAAACTGCCGCTTTTTTAAACACTTCGTAATCCTTCCTGTGTCAGTATAACTTAAAAAACTATACTTGTCAATCTATTTTTCAGTTTTTTGGCTAGATACAGCGTGATCTTTAAGTTGACGTTCCCATTCACCTTGAGATTGTCTTGTATAACTAGGATTCATATGATTCATTTCTAGTATATCATCTCTAATGTTTTGATTACGTTTTTCTATATTGATTACTCTTACAAATGAGTTTGTTACAGCCGCAGTGTAATATGCAAATGGATTGTTTGATTTTGATTCATCAAACTGTAATCCAATTTGCGAAAGTTGTAATATTGCTTGTCCTCTCATTTCATCGTTATATGTATAACCTCTAACGTTTCCACGAGTTGCATATCTATCACAAAGTTTCATCCACATCATAGCAAGTTTATTTGTAGCTTGGCCGTGAGCCTTATTGAAGTATCCATTTTCCATACCACCTTCCCAATGGCTCTTGCCTACACAAACTAATGCTCCATCATCGTTATACTTGTAATGTTGAAAAGGAGGAAAGTTCAGTTTCGTTTTTGTGTCTGCAACTGTTTTAGGATTTTTCTTACGTCCTGGCTCGTCGGGTATATGATCATAAGTCATTATCCTAAATATTACATCTTCTTTTGCTATTTTTCTATAATCTACTTCAAATTCTGCGAGTTTTACTCTTTTGCCTTGTGCTTTTGCATTTTCAAATGCTTTTTGTTGTAATCTTTTTGCCTTGTTTCTTTTTGCTTCTGCCACTGTTCTTATATTAATTTTATCAATGCTAGGGAGAATTAAATCATATTGTCCATAATCAGGGTCAGTGTAGCTACAAAAAGTATTCTTCGATTTGGCAATTTCTGCCAATATGTCCTTGTTGTTAAGGTAATTTATGCGTTTATTCATGTTATCTCCAAAATACATACCACATTATAATATACTCTGTTAATTTTGTCAACTAAATAATAGTAAGGAGTTAACCAAAATGGCAG